AACATAAACGTTATCGTTCCTAATATGCATCCATTACCTGCAATGCAATGGTTGACAAAAAGGGCTACAACATCAAGAGGATATCCGTTTTATCTTTATTCTACTTTAATTGGTGATAATCTGCTGTACCGCGATTTAGGATCTATTCTTGCTGCTCCGGCACTTAACGCTGGAAAAGATATAAAGTATGTTGTGTCAAGTACTAAGATACAAGATACTATGAATGTTATTCAAATGCGACGCAGTATTGAGAATCATGAATTTAGTGGACAAGAAAATCTGCTTGATATTATTAGAAAAGGAATGGTTAGCTCGAGCTTTGAGTTTATTGATACCTTGACCGAAAAGACTAAAACATTTGGTTATGATGCTAAAGATGATTTATTCAAAAAGCTTATAGCAGACGAAATATTATCACAAGATCAGCCTAATCCTCCAATCAATTTCGATGAAACCATTAATTCTAAAAAGATTAACGAGTATAGTAATAATCATACAACTCGTATTGGTGGATCTATGGCTTTTAGAGATTCTGATGGAGTGACTAATCCTTTTAAATACGTGAATTACACCAATTCATATAGCGAATCAAAGAGTGGTGCTGAATACAAAAATAGAATTATTCGTCAATCAATGCAAACGATGCTTACAAAGAATCCATTATCAATTGTTGTAAATGGTATTGAATTTATCAAAGGTGATCGTCATAAAACTATTGGCAACAATATAGACATTGTGTTTATGACTTCACTTGCACAAGGTAACAGCGAAGCAAGTGCAGATGATAAGAAAAAATCAGGTAAGTATTTGATCTATTCAATGAGACACATGTTTAAGAGATCAGTTGATAAGTACGAAGTAAGTGCAACTTGTGTTAAAATAGGTAGCCTGAAAAAGGAAGTTGTGTAATGCTTGATTTTTATGGAGACAATGTTCGCTGGTTTATTGGCACAGTAGTAAGTCTAGCTGATCCAACAGAAATGGGTAGACTGAAAGTAAGAGTAATTGGTGTACATGGTAGTGCTATTTTAGATAGTCATTTACCTTGGGCTCAAACAGTAGTGCCTATCACTGAAGGTGGTACTAAAGGATTAGGAAATAATCTTGGAATTCAAGTTGGAGCTAGAGTCTTTGGTTTCTTTATGGATGGAACTAATTCTCAATTACCTTTAATCTTTGGATCTATGCCAAAATACGAAGATGAATCAGCTGGTGATAGGTCTACTAACGAACTTGCGCGCGGCATAAACACTATTACTAAAACCCCGGATACTGTAACAGAAGAGCCAATTGCTCCATACGCTGCGGTGTATCCTCACAATAAAGTAACAGCTACAACATCCGGCCATGTATTTGAAATTGATGATACGCCTGATAACGAGCGAATTCATATATATCATAAGTCAGGAACATTTGTTGAAATGCATCCAAATGGCGATGTGGTTACTCATACTGCAAATGGATTTAAGACTGTTACAGGTAATGACAAAATACATGTAACAGGCGATCTCAACATTAAAGCAGACGGCAATATCACAATTGATTGCGGCGAAGGTAAAACTATTAATTTAAATAGTGGATCAAAAGGCGCTGCTCGTCTAGATGACACAGTAGATACTGGAGATGATCCGGCAGGTATTTCGGGATCAGATGGTTCGAATAAAATTGAATCAGCATCTGGTTCTGTAATCATTGGCGATTAGGTATAAATAGAATCATGGCACGCGTATTTTCAATAGAAGACGGCAACTTAGACACCGCATCAATTACAACTTCAAGGCAGAAGTCGTATAGCGATATAGACATGACTTTTGCCAAAAAAGGTAATAGTGATATTTTTAAGAAAAGCGACGCAGCCGCAGTAAAACAAGCAGTTAAGAATTTGTTGCTAACTAACTTTGGTGAGAAACCGTTTAATCCAGAATTTGGTGGAAATTTAAATGCTTTCTTGTTTAATCTTGATACTGAATTCGATGAACTTGAAATCGAAGATGCAGTAGCTCAAGCCATGGCTAACTTTGAGCCAAGAGCTATATTACGCCAAGTAATAGCTACTTTACTAGAAGAACAAAATACAGTTAACGTGAAAGTAATCTTTCAAGTTGTTAACGTTGCAGAAACGCAAGAACTCAGCATAAATCTCACGAGGTTAAGGTAATGGCCGTTATTAGATCATCCGATCTTGATTTTGATACAATCAAGTCAAACTTAAAAACATTTCTTCAGGCCAAGTCGGAATTTTCTGATTACGACTTTGAAGCATCTGGTTTAAATAACATCCTTGATGTCTTAGCGTATAATACGCACATCAATGGCCTAACTGCTAACTTTGCAATTAACGAATCATTCTTAAATTCTGCGCAATTACGATCTTCTGTAGTATCTCACGCTGAAACTGTAGGTTATTATCCAGCATCAAAGACTGGAGCATTTGCTACTATTGGAATAACTGCTGCAACTTCAGATACTATCACAGCTAATTCTACTATTCCAGCATTTACAACATTCACTGGAACTCTTGGCGATAGCACTTTTACATTCCAAACATTAGAAGCTCACGCTGCTGTAAATGATGGATCAGGTAATTTTGTATATAAGACAGATACTGGATTAACTGGTATTACTATCACTGAAGGAACGCAAAAAACCAAAACATTCTTAGTAGGCGAAGTTTCTGATAATCAAGTCTATGTAATTCCTGATGCTTCATTAGATAAAAACACATTGCAAGTGCAAGTCTTTGATACATCTACATCTTCGACTTTTGCCACATATACTAACATAGAAAGCGCTGTTCGAGTTAATGTTGATTCACGCGTGTTTATTGTGCGTGAAACTCCAAACGGCCAGTTTGAGATGATCTTTGGAGAAGGTAATGTTCTTGGTAAAGCTCCAACTTCAGGCAATAAGATTGTAATAACATATCTAGCCACAAACGGACCAGAGGCAAATGCTATTAGTTCGTTTACTGCAGACTCAACTGTTTCGATTGGTGGAGTAAGTCATACGCCAACAATTACTACATCAGTAAGTTCAGCCGGTGGTTCAGAAAAAGAATCTATTGAATCTATTAAAGCAAATGCTCCAATTGTTTTTGCCTCACAACAACGGCTAGTAACTGCTGAAGATTATAAAGCTATTATCTCTCAAAGGTTCTCTACTCTGGTTGATGACGTTGCTGCATGGGGCGGCGAGGATAACATACCTGCAACATTCGGTGATGTTTATCTTTCACTTGACTTCAAAACTGGTATTGCAGCTGACGTACAAACAAGCACAAAGAATACTATTCAAAACGTGGTTGCACCTAACTTAGGAATTATGTCAATTGACGCAGTGTTCGTTGATCCTATTAATACATTTATTGAATTAGCTGTTACTTTTGATTTTGATCCTGATCTAACAAACCTTACAATTGATACGATTCAATCAAATATCAAAACTGAAATATCATCATTCTTCACTGATAATCTTGGAAAGTTTGGAGATACATTTAGACGATCTCAATTGCTTACAACTATTGATGCGTTATCTCCATCAGTTTTAAACTCTGACATGTCAGTTAAAGTTCAACAAAGCTTTATACCAACATTAAGCACTGCTGCAGATTATGATGTAGATTTTCCAATTAAAATTGCAGCTCCAGATGATGAAAATCATGTTGTGACAAGCACACCGTTTACAATAAGTGGAAATTCATGCATCATAAGAAATAGATTATCATCTACTGCTCTTGAAGTATTTGATCAAACTAACGCAGCAATACTATTAGATAATATTGGTAGCTATAACCAATCCACTGGTAAGTTAAGTCTAACAGGATTCGGTACTAATGTGACAGCGTTTACTGGTTCTGAAATTAAAATATCAGTTACACCTGCAAATCAAAATACAATTAAGCCTCTTAGAAATTATATACTTAATCTAGATGTTGGAAAGACTTCAGCATCTGGTACGATTGACTTCCAAAACACATCAACGACATTGACAACATAAAATGACAATTACATCCGTAGATAATAATAGACGTAATCCTGTATTAAAGAGAGCAGACGTAACTACTGCTTTGCCAGAATGGTTTCAACAGGATAATCCTAAGTTTGTATCATTTATGGAAGCGTACGAAGACTTTGTTGATAGTGATAATGGTAAATTTAATTTTCATCAAAAAGTTCAAGACGTTTTTGCAGCAAGAGACATTCCAGATACTGATGAAGATTTCTTAGATGAAATCATTGGCGAAATAGGTAATGGTCTAACACAATCATCTTTCTTCCAAAATCCAAGATTGATGGCAAGATTGCTTGGAAATTTCTATCAACAAAAAGGTTCAGCTCCTTCAGCTGAAGGTTTCTTTCGTGGATTCTTTGGAGAAGAAATTGAAGTTGAATACCCTAAAAGAAATATCTTTATTGTAGGTAGCGATAAAGTTGGTTTTGAGTCTCAAAAGAAAATACAAGATGCAAAACGATTTCAGGTATTATCAATCTTAATTAAATCTGGTATTTCAGTATCTGATTATGAAGACCTATATAAAAGGTTCGTTCATCCTGCAGGATTTCATTTTGCTGGTGATGTTATATTATCAAGTGAAGGAATATTGACACCAACAATTACGTTGCATAATCCTCTTGATTCCGACGTGTCTAATCCGCTTTTTGCCGGAACTGCTTCTTTTGGAACTGGTACGCTTTTTGGAGAAACCACTGCATTACAAGATTCATCAGATGGAACAACATTCCGTATCGATCTTCGCCAACAAGAATTGTTCTATTATACAGTTGATTCAGATCTTACAGCTTCAACTTGGATTAAATACTACGACGATATTAAAACACTACTCAATCCAAACTCGTTCACATTTGATGATAGCGCTACATCAGGAAGACCTGATCTTGCAATGACAATAGAAACTTTGGATAATGACTTCTTTACGCGGCTTTCATCAGATTCTGCGATATAAATAAGCTAAACAGGATTATAAAATGGCACGACAAAATCTAGGTACAGGCTCATCAGCTAATGATGGTAACGGAGATACTCTCCGGACTGCCGGTACAAAAATTAATGAGAACTTTGTAGAGCTCTACCGCCTTTTAGGTACAGACAGCGACACCCTATCTTCGCAAATTACGCTTGAGGATAGCGCTGTAGTGTTTGAAGGAGCAACTCCTGACGGTAACGAAACACGTTTAACTGCAATTAATCCAACAGGTGATCGGCAAATACAGTTACCTGACGCTGGTGGTATTGTTACGCTAAACGCTGCTACTCAAACTCTGAGTGCCAAAACACTTGATGGTCCAATAATCAATTCAGGCAAATTAGGTTTGATTCTTGATTCATCTGCCAACGAGCTTATCACGTTTACTAAAGCTGGTTCAGCTATAAACAACGTAGCAATTGGTAATGCAGCATCAGGTAGTAATCCAACAGTTGATGCAGTCGGCGGCGGAACAAACTTAAATCTGGAACTTGCCGGTAAAGGCACTGGTTCAGTTGATATTCAATCTAAGTTTTCTCTTAAAGCTGTTACAATAACAGCGAATGGTGCAGCTTCTACTGCCGCATCATATATTATATGTAATAAAGGTTCAGCTTTAGCAGTCAGTCTAGCAGACGGTACTGTTGTAGGTGAACAGAAAATATTCTCAAATAAAGGCGCTGGAGTAGCAACAGTAACACCAGCCAATTTCGCTGCCGGTACTACTTTTGCACTTGCTCAAAATGAAGCAGCAACTTGTATATGGGACGGAGCCAACTGGTTCCTTTGCGGAAATCAATCAGTAACGACGGTGGCATAACATGAGCGCAATTGTAACAGACCCATTTAAAAGAAAGATCGCAGAAGACTTACTTGCAGAAGTACAGCTTTCCACCGATTCAAATGAATTTTATATTGGAATTGGTAAGACTGATACTTATGATTCAGCTGATACCACAGCTATTCCAGTACGCCATACATTTGAAGAAAGAATTGGCCGAGGTAATCTTGAGTCTATTAAGAAAGTAACAGCATCTTCAATTGTTGCAACACGTAACAACTGGTCATCAGGTACAATTTATTCTGCTTTTAATGATAAGCAAGAAGGTTATCCAACAAACGCGTATTATGTAATTACAGAAAATAATGAAGTATACATTTGCTTGCAACAAAGTAGATCTGTAACTGGCGCAGCAAACCCATCAACTGTTCTTCCAAACTTTTCTACAGCTGGGGTTACATTACACCAAGCTTTTGAAACATCGGATGGTTATCGCTGGAAACTTCTTTATTCAATCGGTGCTGGTGATGCTACAAACTTCTTAACTGGAGCATTACAACCAGTCAACTTTATTACCAAAGATTCAGCTTCATGTAACACAACCGAGCTGCAACAGTTAAATATACAAAATACAACTACTCCCGGTCAGATTCTTGGCGTTGAAGTTGTAAATGGTGGTAATGGTTATTCATCTGCTCCAACATTAGCGTTCCGTGGAAATGGTTCAGGTGCTGCAGCAACCGCAACTATTGATGGTGGTGCAATCGTTAAAGTTGAAATGAATAACGAGTCA